GCGTAGGCGCGCGCCACCGTTTCAAACTCGGGCGTACCCTGTTTGTCGGCATTCTTGACAATCCAAGCGGCGTAGTCGTCAGCGGTTGCCATCAGCGGCCCCTACGAAGGATTTCGTCTGCTTGGCTGCGGACGTCCCCACCGCTATCCAACTGCGGGATCGTCACGGGCGTCATATCCAGGCCGGTGCCTTCGACCGCGCTCCTGGGAATTTGCTTGCTGCGCTTGTTCCACTTATCGGCCGACATCACAGCCGCACGGTGGTTCAAGTCGGCGAGTCGCAACAGGGAGTCGCGCTCCATCGTGATCTTCCCGCTTGCCGCCTTCTCCAAGAATTCGCGGTCTGTGTTGGTGAAGCCGTTCCCGCCGCCGAGGCCGGAAGACTTGATTTGATCAAGCGTGCCGCCTGCCAACTGCGCGGCCAAGACTTCGGTGTCCGCCGCAGCGTTCCCAGAGGACTTGCCGCCGATTGCCGCCAGCGCCTTGCTGGCGCCGAGTCTCCAGTCCGCGCCAATGCCCGTAATGGCATTCCCGCCCGACAGGATCTGCTTGATCCGAATAGCCCGATTTGCGATCTCTGGGGCCTTCTGCGCGGCATCCATTAGCGACGTATCGGACTCGGCGATCTTGCCGGCGAACTGCTCCCCATACTTCTTCTCGGTGCTCATGCTCACCGGGACCGTGATGTTCGTCTTCGGCGCCTTGAGGTTGGCCTGCTCCTTGGCCCATTGCTCATAAAGCCCCGGGTATCCTTGCTGCTTCGCGTAAAGGTATTCCTTGATCGCCGAAGGCTGATCATCCTTGGCGGGCGCGGTATAGGCTGGGATGAATTTCCCGTTTTGGAAGGTGCCGCCAACCTCGCCCGGTTTGAGCGTTTCAAACTTCGGCTCTTGCTTCTTCGTCAGGGCCTGCATTTGCAGCCCAGCCATTGGGTCCAACCCCATCAGTTGGGTCGCGTAGCCAGGCGCATCGAAGTACGCCGGGGTAACTGGCGGCTCGCCCGGTTGTCCCACATCTGCGTTGTCTTGCGTCGGCAGCTTCTCTGCTGGGCGCATGAACTGCGGGGCCAAGTCCTGAATGGCCTTCTGGCGCTTGATCTGGTCGAGCTGGCTCTGCTGTACCTGCCGCTGAAACTGCTGTTGGCGGTAGTCCTGCGCGCCTTGCAGTCCCTGTACCCCAGCTTGGCCGATGGCGTTTCCAAGGCCCCCTTTGCTCTGCAGCAGAGAGAGTCCGAAGCGCAAGATTCCCTGCGACGTCGCCGGGTCTTGGCTCGCCGTTTGGAGCATGTCGAGTAATCCAGCCATGATCTACTTCCCGCCTCCGCCACCGCCGCCGCCGCTGTCGCCGCCCGGCCCGTCACCGTTATCGCCGGCATTGCCGACACCCTCGCCAGCGTTGCCCGTGTTGCCATCAGCACCTGAGCCGTCGCTCCCAACGCTGTCGCCGACAGAGCCGTTTGTGTCCGGGTTCGTGTCGGCTTGAGCCGCCACCGAAGCGGCATTCATCGTCGCCGCGTCAGGCACCGAGCCGACCGTGGTTGAGATGTTGCTGATTGCATTGAGCGCATTTGCGATGGCGACCGGGCTAAGGGTCATCGCCGCCAGCGCCGTATTGCCCATCGCGCTGGTCAGGCCGGTCGTGTTGGTCTGCCCGGGGGCAATCGAGTTGTCCGGGTTCGCGAAACCACCAATGCCGATCCCTGGCCCGACCGATGAACCGATCCCGCCGCCCTGCCCACCATCTGGGCCTGTACCAGCGCCGCCGCCTTGATTCATCGCGCCGCCAGCGAGGGAGGTTCCAAGGCCCGGCGAGTTGCCCGGGTTTAGGCTCGTTCCCAATCCTCGAGACGGAGCCAGCGGCTGGGGTTGGTACGCCTTGGGCGTATAGGTCTGCGGCATGTATGGGTTGAATGACGCACCGAACCGCGAAAGACCGCTGTTCTGCAACTGCGGGCCTTGCGGTCGTTGTGGCAGTGAGCCAGCCGGGCCAGCGATGGGCGTCGAGCCCATGCCCTGCACGCCACGATTGCCGGCTTGGACGACAGCCGCGCCGAGATCGCCGCCAGCCATTACTTGCCCCCTCCAGACTTCGCGCCTGTGTAGGCCCCATATCCAGCCGCTGCTGCTCCCAGCCCCTGCGCCCAGGGATTCGCTCCCGGGGTCTGCATGGTGCTGGTCGTGCCGAAGTTCAGGCCGAGGCCCTTACCGAGGGTCGCGAGTTGTTGCTGCGGGTAGATTTGGGCCTGCTGGAATCGGTTGTATTGGTCGGTCAGGTTGGCCTGTTCCTGGCCCTGGAACCCCGCTCCTGCGCTTTGCAGGGCGTTGGCATCCACGTAGTCCTGGTTGGCTAGACCCGGAGCCTGTCCGATGGCCCCGACCTGTCGATTCCGTTCGTTGCTGTAGAGGGCATCCTGCCGATTGGCGAAGTTCTCGCCGCTCTGGAACTGACGGTTCGCCGCGTTCTCAGCCAGACCTTGCTGGGTCGTGTAGTCCTGGAATCGGTATTGATTCGACAGGTTGCCCAGGTTCTTCTGCAGATCCGACTCGTTGGCAAGCCGGGCTTGGTCGATCCCGCTGTTCCCGAACGAACCCGCCCGAGCAGCCGCTGCGTCCACCGCCGTGTTGGTGACATTGTTGTAATTGCGAACCACGTCCCCCGCCGATGCGTCGATCATCTTCTGCAGGTAGGGGTTGGAGCCTGAATACGGGTTCGTGCCCAGGTTTCCCTGGGTCGCCTGAGCGCCGAGGTAGCCGCCGTTCAGGGTCCGCTGCGCCTCACTGGAGGCCGCGTCCACCACCGGAGAACCCTGAATCGCCCGCTGCGCCTGAGCATTCAATCCCGACGACTGGAACGGGTTCATTTGGGCGACGGTCTGCCCGTCGTATGCCTGGTATGGCATATCCGCTACCTGCTGGGATTTCTGCAGGTAGTTTTCAGCGTATGGCTGAACAAACCCGGGAACCGAGCTCGTTTGAGTAGTTGTGTCAGAACCGCCGCTCATTGCGTTACCTCGATTTCATAGATTGCGTAGAGTGGTTTTGCAGAGAATTTCCGCTCCCACAATCTACCCACTGGTTCACTGCAAGCGCCCCTTATTGTCGTGCAACCATGGGCTTTTGCATACTCGGCCAATTTGGCGAATGCGTCAGTACCAGTCGAGCCCGGCGCGAATATCGAGTAGATATAGAGGATTCTCAGATTCGGCAGTTGCTGAACCTGTACCGCAGCCCAGGCAACAGGACGCCCGTTCACTCGCAGGCCGAGCAGTGTTCGCTCACCCCGGGCCAGCAGGAACTTGAGTTGATCCGGGGTTACTTCGCGGCTTGCCCACTTGCACGCTTCGGCGAGTTGATGCGCGCCATCAGCCCAGGCGCGGTCAATATCAGCAACGGTACACACGAACAATTCCAATTTATGTCCCCGTCAGTGATCGATTCTCGACCCAATCAGTATTCAAAACGTGCGAAGAACCGCTGGTGATTCTGGTCCAGCCGGTTATCACATACTGCGACCCACCGCCGCCAGCAACTACTGGATCTGATTTGCGGACAAAGTCACCTTGCTTATATGTGCCGGTCGTTGGTATTGTCGTACTTACTCGGTCGATACCCGAGATCGAACCATCGGCCAACTGATTGACCTTGATCGCAATCTCGCGGAACATCTTCGACAGCGCGGTTTTCAGCGCGCCATCGGTGTTCGTCGGCAGGAGTGGGGCTTCACCGAGCCTCATCGCTGCCCCACCGGGACCAGATCAGGCTGGTGCGCGACAACCTCGAACGGGCCGGTCATGGTGTAGGAGACCCGGTGGAAGCGCCCCGACTGCCGGTGATCGAACTTGCCATTGGCCAGGGTAGAAGTCCCGCCAGGCGTGAACGGATCGCCCTCGGCCATCTTGTATGCCCCCGTGGCTGTGGCAGAGGTCGGGGAGGTGGCGAATCGCAGCTTGCTTGAGCCGAGCGTGGAAACGATTGAATCGTCGCCAAAGTCCCCGGTAGTGATTGACCCGCCAGCGGACACGCCCGTCAGCACCTTCAGCTCATGCGAGGTGTTGAACACCGCGAGCGACCTACCCCCAGACTGGAACAGTTGCGAGTCCCACGGGATGTTCTGCAGGGTATTCCACGTCGAACCGAACGTACCAAGGGTGTCCCAGGTCACGCCTTGGCCCACGAAGTTCACCGCCGCCTCGATGGAGTGGTCGGCCCGGCCCCATTGCTTGGTGATCAGGTTGTAGACAATTGCCGAGTCCAGAGCAGTTCCAGAACTCGAGACGTAGAAGATCCACACCCGGTTCGTCTGCCGGTCGTACTTGACTGTCGTCTTGAACAGGTATGCAGCAGCAGCGTGGCGGAAGAACCAGTCCCGCAGTCCTGCGGAGATCGGGAAAGGTCGAGTCCCATCGAACTGCCAGATGTTGTCTTGGCCGACGAAGATGTGCGCCCCGCCGATGTCGCAGACCGCTTCCGGCCCGACACACCCGATATCCCCCGGGATGGATTCCCACTGCCAGACAACCGGAGCCCCGACGTAGGAGCCAAGGAAAAGAGAGGTGGCCTTGTAGGCAACTGCGTATGGTCCCAGCCTCAAACCTGCCGTTAGAGCGCCCCCGTTGCCGATCAGGCGTCCCGTAGTGGCCTGCGTGGCAACGTTGGCGGTCCAACTCGAATAGTCCTGAAACGCCGAGCACCACCAGCCATCGGGAACGTTCCCGAGTGTCGTGTGGTTGTAGTCGAGCGCCATCACGAAGTTGTCCGTCGTGAACATCACGCGGGCAATCGGCGCAGCGGTCACATCCTGGAATACACCGGAGGTGGACCACTGAATCTTTTCGGTGTCATTCGTGGCGAGAGCCACATTGCCGAATTGGTCGAACAGCCAGCGGTTCTCGCTCGAGCCGGTGTAGTTGGCAGTACGAGAGACATCGACCCAGGCGGTCCCGGATAGCTCGTACATGTCCGTCTGGGTGCCGGCGAAGTGCCTGCGAAGCCCTGCGGTGTCCATCAGGACGGCAGAGCCACGGCACTGGGCTGTGAGGGCTGGCAGACCCGCTACAGCGGTTCCCTGGGATGGTCCGCCCTCATACCCCCGTTCAGTGGGGACGGTGTTGGAGCAGTCCGTGATGATCCCGGGAACGGTTGGATCTGCGTCCGGCGCGAAGCCGGCCAGCTTGATCACGCCGCCCTCACCATCATCGGCCCGGAATACTTGGCGTCCCGCTCCTTGCGGTTCAACTGAGCCATGGCCCGGTCATACAGGGCCGCGTATCCCGTTGCCCCATTCATGTCCCGCAGGAACACGGAGCCGTACTTGCACCCACCCCACAGGTAAATGTTGGAGGCGTTCTCGAGAATCCAGTTGGTGTCCGCGTCGTCCACCAGCGAGGCAATGGTGGCGACGTACAGCAGTTCGACCGACTTGCCGTTACCGTTCAGGACGGAGAAGTCATCCCCGTTGATCGTGTAATAGTTCCCGGTCGAGTTCTCGTCTGACTTCCGTGCGTAGGCGTCCGGGGGCAGGTATTCGCTCAGTTCCCCATCGATCACCAAGGTCCGGGTGGAGAGGTATCCAAGGGGGGCGGTAAAACCGTCCGCCGTGAGCGTGCCTGACGTCCGCTGGACACTCTCGCGGCATTCCAGATCATTGCGGATATCGTCTTCGGTCGCTGCGACGAACTGGCCCAGTTGAGCCGCCGTCAGGTCAGTGCGATTCAGCCAAGAGGCGATCTGCGTTCTGAGGTCTGCGAAGGAAGCAATCGACATCGGAATAGCCCATTTGAATATCTTTGGGCTGCTGGCATGGCGCCAGTCCGATGGATGCGATTATGCCACGGATGCTTTGCGGCCCTCAAGCCTCATATCTCGCACCGGCTGATGGGTTTGCGGGAGTTTCGAGGCGTCCACCGTCAAACCATTCAACTCCATCATGGTCTGTAGTTCGTGCTTGGAATAGCACCAGCGGTGGACCATGGCGGGGTTGGCGTATTTGGGATCTCCGTAGAGGCCCCACAGCGTGAGGTTTTCCGGGAGTTCCAGACCCTTTTCTATGGCGACGTTGAAGATACTGATGATCTTGTCGAGGCAGGGGAGTTCGAGAACCATCAAGCCGCCCGGCTTGAGCACGCGGCACCAGTCCATCAGGATCGCGTCGATCTCGTAGCGGTACATGTGTTCCACGACGTGGATAGCCTGCACCACATCGACCGACTCATCATCGAACGGCAACCGCTCCCGGATATCGTGGATGAGTTGCGGCTGCGACTTGCACCAGTTATCAGGCAGATCGACGTTGATCCATCCTTCGCCGCGCTCCTGCCGGTTCCCGCTACCCAAGTTCAGCTTAACCATGGATGACCCTCATCCAGTCCTTCGCGATCTTCTGCGGGCAGAACCGATTCCGCACCTTGTCTTGAAGATGGCGCACGACTTCGGACATGTCGCAGCGCATCGCCTCTTCCAGTTCGTCCTTGATGTCGAACAGCCCTAGGCCGAGTTCTTCGTGGGCCGGCAGTTCGCCACAGACGGGGTACTTCCCGTATCGGATGGAGCGGATCGCCCGATTGGCGCTCTTGCCCATCTTCTTGCCGCTGGGGATGATGGTGCAGCGGCAGTGCTTCAGGGCTCGGTCTAGAACCTCTGGCGTGTAGTTGTCGTTGTTGACGATGTGCAGCGGGTAGTGGATGTCTGCAGCGACGCTGGTCAGGTCGGTCATGTTTGAACTGTGGCCGAACCACAAGACCCCCTCCCCCTCGGTCGGTTCGAGCTCCGGGTCTTCGTAGGGGTCGTCGATGACGATTGCATCTTTTCCTGTGTGGGTCTTGATCGTGCCTTGCATGTGCTTGCTGTTGCACGTCACCACGTCTGCGATTCCACAGGCGAGGCGGTAGTGCGAGGCCAGAGGACCATCGAAGTGGTCGTCACAGACGTCCATGATCATGCGCTTGCAGGCTTCCCGGATGATCAGCGGATTCCAGCCATGCTTGGCGGCAATGACGACGTCCTGTCCGTCCCAGACCAAACCCTTGTCCTTCAGGATGTCACGGGGGATGATGGAGCGGAGCCGCGCGCTGGCGATCTGCGGGTCGGTGTTAAGCCAGGTGACTTTCACCGATTGGCCCCAAGCACTTCAAAGGTGGCCCAGCAAACAATGCCGCCCACCGCGCCGAT